CGGAAAGCCATCGCCTTGGGAGGCGAACCGACCTTAGGAGTTAGTTAGGAAGCCAGGTGGAACCCGGCCAAGCCACAAGCTTGTGCCTGTAACCGCTAACAGCGTTCCGAGGGGTGACCCCCCGGGAGCTTTCTCCTATAAGTGCCGAGACGTGCTTCACATCCGGACTCCAGTGATACCACGGGATAACCGTGGCTACTGGATGCCAGGTGTTAAACACACAGGTCGCTGGCTCGGATGGGTTACCCTCTTTGAGGGACCACCGGGACAACGATCTATCGTGGAAGACCAAGTCACCTAGGTGACTCGGGCCTCGGCAGCTCCACACATGGGAGGGTACAAACCTCTTTATTAAGCGAGCGGCCCTGGCTCCTGCCAAGGAGTGGGCCCAAAGCTTATTGTGTAGAGCAATCCACTCATGTGGTTCCCTGGGTAGCGTCTCGAGATATACAGCCCTCACGGACTGACCCTCGAAATAATCCCCACCACATGACTCGCGAAACGGTCCCTCGAGGAACGTTTTCCTTTCATTGATCGTGAAACCAACGAAGGAGAGCACACGCGCTAGCATAGGGCTTGCGCCAACAGGCAGAATGATGTCGTCCCCGAACACTGTAACGTGTTCGGGATCAACACCAACCCATCGGCAACAAACCCGGGCCAACGACGCAAAGATGAGTGTCTCAAGCTCGAACGTGAAGCCATTCCCCATTGAGGAGAACTTCTCAAGCCGAACCCAAGAGCCATCAATCCGTGTAAACGGGGCTCTCAACGAGGCGAGCAAATCATACCACAACGTCGGCATCACGGCTTTCACAAGCCCGGTAGCCAACGTATCGGATGCGTTGCTCAAATCGATGGTGGCAAGGTGACCATAGCGGGAGCCCTCACGGGCGAGTCGCATGTGTCGTTCCTTACCAGTCGATAGGTCAATGCCGAAGCTACGGAGCCCCTTGCGGAGCTCCATCGCAGCTGCTTTTTGGAGGCCAATGTTTATACTAGCCTCTTTGGCGCAGCCACGGTCCTTCGTGCCGTCCTTTGGGACGGTGAAGAAGTGATTCCCTCGGACCACCTGGGGAGCCGATGTACGACGTCTCTTGACGAGACGTCCCCATGCGGTATCCCAGAAGGAATTATCGAGGAGATCTACCGTGTTCGAATAGACCTGCGGTCGGTTGGACAACTTGTCCGGTTTGGTAGAAAGCAAACTACCGTCGCCAACAGTAGCCCCGTTCGAGAAGAGCGGGACGAGCGTCGTGGGCAGGGGCGGCAAAGCCCCCCGGATCTCTTTACGGACATCGTCGAAAAAACGATGAACGTGCATGTCCGCTGGGTCCGAAACCCAGTCATGGACATACCGATCCAATCTGGCATTCGTAAGGGCGTTAGCCCTCTCGCATGACCAGAAAGTCTCCACGGCTGCGGCTCTCTTGTCGACCCCTGTCGGCAAGTCACACTTACGTAGCAACTCACTAACAAGGAGATCCATTCGAAGCTTCCCAGCTTCTCCGGTCTGATAATCGACAAGCTCCGGCTTGATCTTTTGAAGACCAATCAGGTCCCCCGACTCTAGTGCCGCAAGGACACGTCGAGCGTGGGGAGTGGCGACATCACGAGCTAGGCTCGCGATAATTTCGTGCACTTGGTGCATGGAAAACCTCTTGGAGGACAGAGTTAGACCAAGCTAGGACCGGGTGGTCCCAGCTGACGAGGAGTGCTCCGAGGAGCACACCTACCGCAAAAGGCAGTAGCCTAGCCATGTTAAGTGGCCGGGGTGCCGTCGCGCAGGACGCCCGAACGGAAGAACGCGTTGTTGATGGCATTGGCCACGAAGGCCATCGCATCGTTTTTCAACGCTTCCGGGAAGTCGTCCGGCACCGCAACTGTGAAGTTGAACTCGAGGGCAGAACCTGCCTTGACGAGCCCCGTGGTCGTGTCCGTGTAGGACGATGGCATGCGGAACTTACCCTTGCCGCGGTTCACACCGCGACGAGAATCACGTTCTGCAGACCAAGTGAGCACAGGAAACACGGATGCGTTTGCGCCGCTCTTGTACCGCCATTCGGCGACGCCACCGTAGCCTGCTGCGGGAGCAAACAAGGTGAACGTGCGTGCGACGGGAGTGGCTTGACCATCATTGATGGTCAGGTCGGTTGCTTGTGGCATAAAGGCCTTTCGGATGTGGTTAGAGGTGCTGGTACTCTCGAGGTATCGGTCGCCCGACCCTGCGAAGGTGTTCGCGATGGATAGGAGGCACTACAGGGATGAGCTTCGAAGCTTTCTGGACGACCAAGGCGGAAACCATGGTCGCATACTCCAGAGAAGTATCGGGGAGCTTTAGCTGCAATACCGGCTGCAGTGGTGATCCCACTGTTCTCACTTTACTGCGGTTGTCGTACGTTGTCCAAGACTTCACAAGGGGTTGACCCCTGTGTTGGACATTGCACTTACCCCAGTAATGATGAGAGGTCGTCACCGACTGGCTGTAGAGACTCAACCCAACCTCATCCGTTGCGGACGAGACTATCTGGGCGAAATTCCCAAAACCATTAAGGAGAAACGACCACGGGACTAGGTCCCAAGCGATGCTGGGTAAAGCAATTAGACCCAGCTTGTTGGCGAGCCAAAGATTTGGGTTATTGACCGTGGCGCGAGCCGCGTAAGTCACCCTTGTCCTAATCTCGACCGAGTCGGTTACGTCAAAATCGTAACCCTGCGCCGCCCGGTAGGTCGCAAGCCCACGGGCAGTGCCAACGCCTTTCACGAATACCGACTTTTGATCGGGTTGGTGCGTGATAGCGGTGACGAGCGAATTCACCATGTCTTCATAGAGGGGAGCCCAGCCGAAGATCCACTCCAGGTATGAACCTGAGTACATCTCGGCACGTTTTTTCCCTCGACCGGCAGGTGTTTTCGGACTCTTAGGACCCTTCTCCATGTAGCGAGACACGATTTCCCCTTTAGAGGCGATCATGTCAAGCGTCTGAGGAAGGGATCCGAACGTGACGCCAAGGCTTGCGCCCTGACCATTACGGAGGTTCTTTTGGAACTTGCCGTAAGCACGGTTTGCGGCCGTGGTCGCGTTCGTTGCAAAGGGAGCGGAATTAGACCCCGAGGGGTACCAATTGCCAGTCGGTTCAGGCGACGCGAGTCGCCCATCCCGATCGGCAGGACCGATCTTCTTCGCAACGTTGCTTCTGTAGCTATAGTTGAACGGGTTGTTACCAAGAATAAGGTGGCCCTCGGCATCCCTGCCGGTGGAGTTCACTGAGTTCTTGGTCATCGATTCAACCATGGGTTCCCATGAGGGGGCCCACTTCTCCGATCGTTGCCATTGTGTCGACGGCATAAAAGTCTTTCAACTAAAAGGCCGCCAGCACACGGCAGGATCGCGGAACCTGTGGTTCCGGTCCCGCAACGGACGAGCTATCTAGCGTGGCTCAAAGAGCACGGGGGATCACCCCACACGCAGGGTACACTTTGCAAAGGTGTATGCCAGAAGGAGCCCCCCTTGGGGGTT